AGACTACTGGAGATCTAACAAAATTAGGAGGTGTGACAGACGCAGTAGCTAAAGGAACTCAAAACGCATTACAGAATCTTCAAATAACAAATCTTGGATCAACAGTTAATGATGCAATGAATGTAGTAGGTAAAAATGTTGGTTTAGGAGGAGATACACTTAATGCACTTGGATCAGTAGGTGAGACTTTAGATGACATCATGGAGCCTATAAACGAAGTAGGATGGGCTATTACTGATGCAGGAGTTGATGCGTTTAACTGGTTGAATGATACTACAGCAGGAGTTGGTCAAGCTTTAACTCAAAAAATACATGGAACACAAGACCCACCAACTAAAGTAGAACTTGAAAAAATGAAAAGCCGTAAAGGAAAACTAAAGAATAAGAACATAGCAAATCTAAAAGTAAACAAAAGCAAGGGACGAGCTAGGAAATCATTGAGGATAGGATAAGCAATGGAATATTCATCCAAGAAAAAAACAACAAAGACAGAAATCAATCCTGATGCTTATAATCAAGAAGAAGGTGCAATCAAAAGTAAATATGATAGATACAGAGGGGAAAGAGAACACTATCTCCAAAGAGGTAGAGAATCTTCTTTGTATACTATTCCCAGTCTTCTACCAGATCAGGATCATAGAGCAAGCACAGAACTTCTAACTCCTTTTCAATCTATAGGAGCAGAAGGAGTAAACAATTTAAGTTCTAAGCTTTTACTTTCTTTGCTTCCACCTAATGCACCCTTCTTCCGTTTAGTAGTAGACAACTCAGAACTAGAAGCTCTTCTTGCAGATAAAAGATCCGAAGCAGAAGAAGGTCTTGCAAAGATTGAACGCATGGTTATGCAGGAAATCGAAGTTAGAGGTCTACGAGTACCTATCTCAGAAGCCTTAAAACAGCTTATAGTGGCAGGAAACGTACTTATTTATCTACCACCAGAAGGACAGATAAGAGTATTCAGACTAGATAGGTATGTTGTTAAGCGTGATTCTATGGGTAATCCTTTAGAGATCATTACAAAAGAATCCCTTTCTCCATTGTCTCTTCCTGAACGAGCAAGAGAAATAATAGCTGATCCAGAATCCGAAAATCCTACTAAAGATCTAGACCTTTATACTTGTATTAAATGGACAGGAAAAAACTGGAAGATTCACCAAGAGTTAGAAGGGCAGATAGTTCCAGGATCAGAAGGAAGTTTCACTAAAGATAAGAATCCTTTCATTGCTCTTAGGTTCACACACATGGATGGTGAGGACTATGGACGAGGATATGTAGAAGAATACTTAGGAGATCTAAAGTCTCTTGAGTCTCTTACTCAGTCTATTGTAGAAGGATCTGCAGCAGCAGCAAAGGTATTATTCCTTGTAAGACCTAATGGTACTACAAGAGTTAAGACACTTGCAGAGTCTCCGAATGGAGCAATAGTTACAGGAGATGATAATGATGTATCTTCTCTTCAGCTTGGAAAATCTCAGGACTTTAATATAGCTCAGCAAACTATACAGATGCTTCAGACACGCCTCTCTAGAGTATTCCTAATGAATAGTTCTATCCGAAGGGATGCAGAGAGAGTAACTGCAGAAGAGATCAGAGTAGCAAGACAGGAACTTGAGATTGCTCTTGGAGGAGTATATGCAATTCTATCTCAGGAGTTTCAGCTTCCTCTTGTAGAGATCTTAATGCACAGAATGGCAAAAGATAAGAAGATTCCTAAACTTCCAGGAGATGCTCTTAAACCTCTTATTGTTACAGGAGTAGAAGCTCTTGGTAGAGGAGAAGATCTCAATAAACTTGGAATGTTCTTACAAAGCTTAGCACCACTTGGTGAACAAGCAATGGCAGAGCTTAATATTTCTGATTACATTAATAGGCTTGCAGGATCACTTGGAATTGATACAGAAGGACTTATAAAGTCTGAAGAACAGAAGCAAGTGGAACAACAGGCAGCAATGCAACAGCAACAGGCAATGCAAAATCAGCAGTTGCTGGGACGTATAGCAGAAAAAGCTACTCCAGAAATGATGAAAGGAATGGGTGAAGGTATGGCTCAACAAGCACCACCTGAAATGAATAACTAACTTATATAAGAGGAGAAAAATATGGCAGAATTCCAACAAGTAAGCACTCATGAAGATGCTCCACCACCTCCAGAAGGTACTAAAGAGCATGAACAAGCAATGATTCAGCTTGCAGAAGAAGCTGGTGCAGTAGAAAGAGAAGACGGAAATCCGAATTGGCTACCTGATAAGTTTAATAGTCCAGAAGATATGGCGAAAGCTTATAGAGAGTTAGAGCAGAAAATGTCATCCAATTCGGAGTCTGTGGCGAACAACGATGAGGTTACACCACCTCCGCAGACTCCAATTTCTACTCAACAACAAACACAAATAGATGAAGCTCATAAAACCTTAGCAGAAGCAGGTTTAGATTATAATAAATATGCTAATGAGTATTTAGAAAAAGGAGAATTATCTCCAGAGTCATACACAGAACTTGGTAGCAAAGGTATGTCTACTGAGATGGTAAACTCATGGATACAAGGTCAAGAAGCTATTTCAGATAAACTTGCAGAGACAGCATATAACTCTGTAGGAGGTCAGGAGAAGTATAAGGAGCTTGTAGCATGGGCAGGAGATAATCTAGCTCAAGAAGAAATAGACTCATTCAACAGAGCGTTAGAGAGTACAAATAAAAACGATAGCTTATTTGCTATTAAGTCTCTTAACGCTCAATACCAAATGGCAAACGGAAGTTCGCCAAACTTATTGCAGGGATCAACAGGTGGATCAAGCTCAGGAGCATTCAGTTCATTAATACAAATGTCTGAAGCTATGAATGATCCTAGATACCATACTGATCCTGCTTTCAGGGATGAAGTAACTAGGAAACTAGGATCTTCTAACCTTATGTAATACGGAAATGAAACATCAGAACAAGATTATTGCCCTCTGAGGAGGATAACTTTAATTGAGAACGATAGAGTAAACGTCCGTAACTTTAATCGTGCTAGTTTAAAACTAGTTAATTTTAATCTCAATTAAATTCAAATATGGCACAAAATTATACAGGTCATAGGTCAGGTCAGGTAAACGAGACAGGTGATGCTAGGAGTCTATATCTAAAGCTCTATGCTGGCGAAGTTATGACCGCCTTTCAGACCAAAAATATAATGATGAACTATACGAGAACCCGAAATATTAAGAAGGGTAAATCGGCACAGTTTATCATGACAGGTAAGCATCGTACCGCAGCTTATCATAGTCCTGGAACTGAAATCGTTCCTGCAGTTACTGCGGCACAAACTGAGAGAATTGTCACTATTGACGATCTCTTAATTGTAAATCAATTCATCCCTAATATTGATGAAGCGATGTCTCAGTATGATATACGCTCAGTTTATACGCAGGAAGCTGCTTATGGATTAGCTTATGCTGCTGATAAGAACATTCTAAGAATGGCTATTAAAGCAGCTTTGACAACTTCTAAGACTGCATCAGCAGCTCTTGTTCAAGGAGATGTCCCTTGGGATGATGAGGATTATACAGCTAACGTGACATACGCAACACTTGCTGACTCTTGTAAATCCAGTAAATTTATGGAAGGAGTTATTGAAGCTAAGCGTATTCTAGAAATGGCTGGCGCACCTTTAGATGATTTGGTAGTTGTCTGTGCAACAGATATTTACTATCACATGTTTAAAGCTAATACTAATGGTGAAGAAACCGTCGATCTACATATGTTTAATTCAGATGTAGGTGGAGGAGGTTCAGTTAAAGATGTGAATCTTCCAACTATTGCAGGTATTCCAGTAGTTAGATCTCCTCATATTGGAACTGGTGGTACTGCTGGTTGGGCTACTAATCTCTGGACTATGTCTGGTAGTGGTGCTTCTCGTGCTGGTATAGTTCCATCTGCGGATAGGCCATTAGCCTCTCCAGAATCTGCTAGGACAACTGTTTACGATCTTCCTGCTGCAGCCGCTTATGGTGGTGAAGGTGAGAAAGTTCGTGCGCTTGTCATGAACAGAGATGCAGTAGCAACTGTGAAACTATTAGACCTTGCGGTAGAGACTGATTATATGGTCAACCGTCAAGGAACATTAATCGTTTCCAAATATGCAATGGGTCACAACATACTACGTCCAGCAATGGCAGTAGCACTTGTTGCACCTGTTTCATAATAACCTCTTTGTGAGGTGTGGTTAATCCTCTTGCCATGCCTCACGTTTGTAGAGGAGGAAACAGTAGTTCTCCATCCTCCTCTACTCTCCCCAATAATTATCCTCTTTTAATATATTCCCCTTAAAATGGCTATATCACTTACATCCAAACTAGATGCTATTAATTCAATGCTTTTTGGTATTGGAGAAGCTCCAGTAAACACAATGAATTCTGGTCTTCAGGAAGCTGAAATAGCTGCTATTACCCTTGATACAGTTTCCAGAGAAGTTCAATCTGCAGGATGGGCATTCAATACCGATTTAAGGTATTCACTAAGTCCGAATTCAGTTGATCATATTAGTGTACCTAGCAACTGCATACACCTAGATACTAGAGCTTTAACAAGGGATTATGATAGCGATATTGTCATGAGGAATCAGAAGCTTTATGACCGTACTAAGAACACATTTGAGTTTACAGATGCAGTTGTTGTAGACATGATTGTCCTTCTTGAATTTGAAGAACTTCCAGAAATAGCAAGACGTTATATTACATTACGAGCAGGTAGAAAGTTTCAAGAAAATATTATTGGTTCTGGAGAAATGACAAAATTACAGATTAAAGATGAACAATTAGCTTTATTTGCATTAAAAGAAGCTGAATCTCAATTAGCTGATTTCAATGTTTTTGATAATTATGATACTTACCGTGCTATAGATCGTAGTACTGCAGGATCTTCCCTTCTTAAATCTCAAAGAATTCTATACTCCTGATGCCTTTAGTTTCTTCTTCTATTCCCAATATGATTAATGGGATTTCTCAGCAACCTCCTGAGATTAGATTACCCTCGCAAAGTGAAAAGCAAGTGAATGGTTATAGTACCATTGCGAGAGGTTTGGAGAAACGTCCAGGAACCGAACACAAACAAAAGATTACGGATACTTTAGTAGATGATACGTTTGTTCATACTATTCGTAGAGATAGGAATGAAGAGTATACAATGGTTCTTACTAGGACTTCAGGAGGTGTAAAAACTTTAACTGCATACGATGTAGATGGAACACAAGTTCCCATATTACATGATACTATTGCTGATGTATCAGTTTCAACAATTGTTGATGGATCACATGCTTTAGTTGTTGTTGATGCTGATTTATCCTACTTAGAATCCAGTTCAGTCAATGACAACATAGTAGCTACTACTGTTGCAGATACTACCTTCCTTATTAATAAAACTAAAACTGTAACAGCAGCAGCAAGTGACGGTGTAGTTTCAGGAGAAGGAACAACATCTAAGACCTCTTCATCAGGCTCTACTCAAATTGCTGGAGATTACACAGACGAGGGAATGATCTTTGTAAAGGCAGGAGATTACTCTAGTAAGTATGTAATAAAGATAGTAGTAAATCCAGAAGAAGCTGCAGGATCTGGTGTAGATGATAAAAGAACCTACAAAGTAGGATTTCAAACACCTTCTTCTCAGGTAGGACTTAACCAGACTCATATAGGTACTCCTGTTATTGCTAAGTATTTAAAAGAAGGTATGACAAGTTTGAGTACCGCAGAAGGCGCATGGGATGATTTTGATTCTACTGATCCTATAGAAGGTTTCGGAGGTTGGAGATGTATAATAGATAGAGATGAAAATGGAGAAACATCTGGTGCAGGAGATTATGTAGCTGGTTTAGATGCAATAGTTACTGCAGAACATAGTCTTGCTGCAGATAATTTTGAAGTTGAAATGGATGATGCTTCTGGAAGTGTAATATCAATAAAATGTGAACAACCATTTTCAATAGAAGTTCAAGACTCCAAAGGTGGAGCTGCTTTAGTAGGAATAAAAGATGAAGTAACTTCATTCTCAAGTCTTCCAGGAAAGAATGTTCCAGAAGGATACATCGTAAAAGTGGTAGGAAATGCAGGAGGATCTCAAGATGATTACTATGTAAAGTATGAGGAAGACTCAGAAGGTGTAGGTGTATGGAAAGAAACTCTAGGAAGAGCTATAGATACAGGTTTCGATATTACTACAATGCCTCATCGTTTAATAAGGTTATATGATGCTTCAGGAGATAAGTTCTTCCTTTATGAACCTGTAAAGGAAGTAGCAGTATCAGGAACTTTTGGAGCTAGGTTTGGATGGTCTTCAAGGAAAGCAGGAGATGACACTTCTAATCCTTTTCCAACCTTTGTAGGAGGTAAAATAAATGATATTACTTTTCACAAGAATAGATTTGGAGTTCTAAGTGATGAAAACATAATCTTTTCAGAAGCAGGAAACTATTATAATTTCTTTCCTATTTCTGTAATGACTGCACTTGATGGTAATCCCATTGACATCTCAGTATCTAATAACCAAGTTTCTATCCTCACACACGCTGCAGCATTTAACCAAAGCTTACTGCTCTTCTCAGACTTCCAACAGTTCAGTTTAAATCATGAAGGAGGAAGCTTTTCTCCTAGTACTGTTTCTGTGGACGTAGTTACTCAGTTTGAAAGCACCTCCAAAGCTCCTCCTGTTTCTTCAGGTAGATTTGTTTACTTTCCTTTTGAACGTGGTGAATACTCAGGAGTAAGAGAATACTTTGTAGATATGGGAACTGCAGATGCTAATGATGCAACAGATATAACTGCTCATATACCTCAGTACATCAAAGGTAATATTACTAAGATGATGGTGAGTTCTAATGACCAGATGGTAGCCGTCCTGAGTGATGATGATACAAAACGAATATACGTTTATAAAAACTATTGGCAGGATCAGGAGAAGTTACAAAACTCTTGGAGTCATTGGACATTTGATGGAGATATTCTTAACTGTGCATTCTTAGGATCAACTCTGAAACTTCTTGTAAAGAGAGATGGAGATGGTCTTTATTTAGAAGACATAAATCTTAGTTTAGATTCTGCAGAAGCAGTCATGGAAGATGAAACTGCAGTACTTTTAGATAGGAGAGTAAAATTAGTAAATGGAGATACTGTAGCTGATGATCTTCCATATTTCGGTGATATTCCAGCCAACATGGTATATGTCACAGACAATGCTAGGAAATTAAGTTCTACTACTGCATCTTTAACTCAAGCTATGGTAAATGAGTACTTAGCAGAAGATGCCACTAACGTAGTATACGCAGGAATACCTTATACCTTTGAATATGAGTTCTCTAGATTCATTCATAAAGAGAATGACCTTCCTGCCCAGACAGCAAAACTACAGATCAGAAACATTAATCTTCTTTACAACAAAACAGGTTTCTTTAACTTAAAGATTGATGTAAATCCAGGAACTATACAGATTCCTGATCCTAATGTAATAATTTTACCTAGTTCTACGTTGGTAGATACAGATGCAACAGTAACAGTAACAAGTACTTCTGATCTTACGGTAGGAATGCCTGTATTAGGAACAGGAATACCTTCAGGAACAACTATATCTTCTATAACTGATCTTACTACGTTAGAGCTTTCTGCTAATGCAACAATAAGTAGTACTGTTATTACTCTAACATTTAATTCAGGACAGACTATATCTTCTACTCCTCGTACTAACTATGAGAAGAAGTTTAGTGGAATGGTCACTAATACATCTGCTCTTGGACAATACAAACTACTTTCAGGAACCTTTAAAGGGGGAGTAATGTCTAATGCAAGTAATTGTAACATCACCATAGAGAATGATGAGTACCTTCCTTGTTCATTTCAATCTGCAGAATGGGAAGGATTCTTACACCAAAGATCAAGACGAGTATAAAGTTATGTTCTATAAGAACTATACAAAACCTTTTGAAGCTCATTACATAGATCTTTTAGCAGATGATATGTGTCAGGCAGACATAGATGAAGTCTTTGCTTCTAATGGAGTAAGTCCTAAAGATGCAGTGACTCATTCAGTATTAAATAGTGACAGATTAGTCTGTTATTTCGATGGTGAGCAACTCCTTGCGATAGGAGGAATAGGGATCAATTCAAACGGTTCAGGAAGCCCTTGGCTACTTAGTACTAATTACCTGAGTATTTGGAAACGTAAGAACCTCAGAACTTTTCTAGAGTGTTCTAAGTCTTGGATAGAAGAGATGAATGACATCTATCCACTCCTAGAGAACTATGTAGATAAAAGAAATAAAGAGTCTCAGACTTGGTTAAAACATTTGGGATTTTATTTTCCTAAGACTATTCCAGACTACGGATATTTAAAGATACCTTTTATTAAATTTGTAAAATATAACGATTAAGGATTATGGACCCATTTACCGCAATGATGATAATGAAGGGTGTTTCCACCGTCATGAATCATCAAGGTCAACAAGCTGCTGCTGCTGCTCAACGTGCTTGGAAGTATAAAAAAGATCTGGCAATAAAAAGTAGATTAAATCTTCAGTATGGACAAGCTAGACAAGCTTTTGCTGATACTAATATTATGCGTGGGCGTAATATGGATATTAAATCAATGGCAGGAGTAGATTCAGCAATCCAACGGATGAAGGCTGCTTCTGCATTGAAAGCTTCAGGATTAGCTCAAGGACAGAGTACAGATAAC